CACGCCAGACGCCCTAACTTCCGTGCCGAACATACTGATGAAGCCGACATTTTCTACGTGGAACTGCCGGGTGTGAAAAAGGAAGACATCAGTGTGGTCGTCTCTGGTGAATACACCTTGGCGCTGGTCGCTCAGCGCAAGGTCGGAACGACAGAGACTACGTTCCGCACGGAGTTGGCAAGCGACAAAGACATCAACAACGCCAAGTTGAAGTACGAAGATGGTTTGTTGACCATCACGGTCGCTCCCAAGCCGAAGGCTGTATCTGACGTCAAGCAGCTTCAGATCCAGTAAGTTAAACTATCACAAAGGAGGAAATTAAAAAATGCCGTCCGAATGGGCGGCGTTTTTGTTTATACTGATTTAGCGTCTAGCCAGTTCCGATAGTAGTTGAGACTTCGGCGCACGTTCTGGAAGTTTGCGGTTCCAGCCGCCTTCATGGCATCCATTGTGATAGACTCAAGGAACACCTTTGGATCGGTATCGCCACGGAGCTGTTCAAGGGATTCGATTGATTCGAACTTTGCAATATCCTTGTCGGATAGCGAAGGGTCTACGTCATGGATTAGGCCGAACGCCTTGATGACGCCTTCCAGCTTTGCCTTGTTGGTGTCTGTCATCAACTGGCGTGTCTTGAAAATGAAGTACTTTTCTTGTTCTGTTGCTTGACGCATGAGCGTTCTCCTAGTTTTATGCATGTAGTTTATAATGTCGGCTGTATTAGAAATCGATAAACTGCGCATATACAAAGGGTTGATTCAATGACGCCATACTACTACGTTCGTGAAATCGAGAAGATTATGATTGCGTTGATGGACGTATTCAATAATCTGCGGGTCAAGAAGTACAAAGACATGAGTCGTACAGATTCCGATCGTACGGTAGCTGTTCCAATTGTCACCCATAGCAGCTCAAATTTTGCAAACCTTGTCGCATCGACCCAGACATCGCAAGAACCTATGCCGGTGCCTATCATCGGGTTCCGTTTTACTGGAAACAGCCACGACCAAGCTAATATGGTGCAGCCTTGCTATGCACGTGAAATTTTGTCTACTACTCTGCAGAAGTTCATCCGTGATATTCAACCGACGCCGCAAGTATTCAAGTTTGAAATGACTGTATTGTCAAATGACTTGTCTGACTATTTCCAGCTCAAGGAAAATATCGAAGCGTATTTCAATACATATCGAGCTGTTCGCATAAAGGAATTTGACTTTGCGCCAGAAATTGAGCGTCAGATTCCTTTTACTGTAACGTGGTCTGACACTATCGAAGATGAAAAAAATTCTGATAGCAAGGAATACCAGTATTACAAGACAACCTATACCATTGAAGCGCATGGCGTATATCACCGTAAGTACGAATTACCGGCGATCATCAAGTACGCACAGATGAACTTCAATCTCAATAACGAGTTAATTGATTCTCTGCAAGTATTTGTCTATCCAGACGAGATCGCTCAGCAGAAGAAGCATTTATGGGAAACAATCGAACCGTCCATTCGTGAAGGATGGTCATTGCTAAAGACCTTTACACGTACTCTTGTGCGTAAAACCGACGAAGATGGCGACGAATACTGGAAAGATGAGACTAGGAAAAGTTATGACTTGACCTATCACGATCCGGAAGAAGATATTACTGGTCGTAACAAAGTTGGGAATGTTACATCTGGATACAACCCGATTCTGAAAGGATACAAGCGTGATGCCAAGGGTAATCTTATTAAGGACGAGGATGGCGATCCGATTCCTATTTACGACTGGGAAGACATTATCGTTGGAGACGTAAACCGTCCACCAGAAGTTCCTTCGTTTGACCTTATCCATCTGACTTTTGATAAGGATACTGCCGTCGAGCATGACTATAGCGGTCTGAACAGAGACTTCGTAGCCGTGTCGGATAGTAAGCGTGAATTTATTCCAGATATGGCGCCTGGTAATGGAAGCTATGCACCAGATGGCTATGCGCCAAATACTGACTGGTCACAAATTCTTAACTGGTTCGGCGATAACAAGGATGGAAAGATTGAATCGTCATATACGTTCAAGGCGACGTTGCAGTTCAAGTATGCCGTTGCGGATACCGTGTTCCAGTATCTGTTCAATCCTACCGATGTTACGTTGTCTGACGGCACCGTAATACCAGCAGAAACTGTGTGGTTTGACTGGGGAATGCAAGACCAGCGACTATACTTTACGTACCACACTTCGACGCAGTATCACCGGTTTGTCAGCGCAAAGACAAACTTTGATACGTCGACAATTTATTCCATCTATTTTGTTCTTTACAATGAAGGACAAAATGGCGCATTTGGCGTCCGTACCGATTTTTCTGACACGATGATTGCGCTTGAAACGAAGGAAGTATAATGTTGGATTTCAATGCGCTACTGAAAAAGAAAGAGGCAGAATGCCGTGCGTCATTAAACCAGACGCTCGCACCTATGCCGCATGCCAATCTTAATATTCCTAACGTCAATAGAATAAAGGCGTTCTTGGAAGACCGTGAATATGACGGAGTTCCGTTTAAGTTGGAAGGCCCGGCAAATATGGCAGCAGTACAAAAGATATTGCGTCAAGAGCAAAGCGACGAGTACATGCACCGTGACGATAATACTAAGACCTTCAACATAATCAAAGAAACTGATAACCCGCATCCGTATGATGCATATTACCAAAGGAAAAGACAAGATGAGCAATCTGATAGACAGACTCAAGGTAACTACGGCTAAGCAAATCCAGCCAGCCGCTGCAAAGAAAACGATTCCGGCATCCATCAAGATCCCTGGCCCGACTACTATTAAGGTTGCGCCGATGGTTGAGCCGTCCGTGGGCAAGCCGGAGAAAATTGACTCCGCTCGTGCGCAAGCCTTTGTCGAAGCCAGCCTTCGTAACAAGATGGCGGAGTGCAAGCCGAAGGTCGATATTGGTATCAACGACGCCATCATCGCAAAGTACCGTGACGAATACCAGCAGTTCCTCAAAGAACTCGAAGCTATGGACTTCAGCTCCATGATTTTCGGAAAGCCAGCAGAAACAACGGTATCTACCGAAGGTACTGCTCCGTTGGTTCAAGAGGAAGTTCCTCTTGCCAACGGAATTTCCGTGGGTGAAGAAGCTGGCGACGCCGTCGTGATTCCGACTACAACTACCACTACTCCGAAGAAGACTCGCAAGAAGAAGGTTGCTGAGGAAGTGGTTACCGAACCGGCAGAAGCGCCAACAGAAGTGTAAACAATCTGTTACTTTCTTCGTAAATAAAAGTCGACTTGTAGCCCAAGTCGACCTTTTGTCGTTCCGATAAGCTATATTACATAGATGGGAGCTTTATTATGGACTTACGTGAACGTAACTTAATGCAGATCGAAGAGATTGAAAAACATAAGTGGATCGAGTCCGAAAAGGCTGGCCACGACTTGGGCGAAGCCGCCCGTATTGACTGGATTGTCAAGTATGCCGCCAAATGGAGCGAGGAGCATCCGATAACTGATAAACTGCCTACAGAACAAAATTCGAAGGCAGATGATGGCATTTCAACAAGTATTTCTTGAATCACTAGCCGACTTGTGTGGATCTAAGGCTGGCTTGGTTGCCGCAGCATTTATTCCCCGTCTGGAAGCTGCAGACGGTATTGGTACGAAGTACGAAACTTTGAAAGAACTTGCCGTGTGGCTCTTGGTTGAAAGTAATGTTCTCAACCAGTTGCACTGGAATACTGATAAGAATATCAAGCACGAATTGCTGAACGAAGCTTATGAGCTTTGCCGTGATACTGGCGACAAGCTTGCTGAAACGTATATCGCATTGACTGGTAAGCCGTGCGACAAGGAATTTCCTAAAGTCGAGACCGGCGCTGGTCTGAAGGATACTGACGTGGTTGCCTTGTTGAAGAAGATTGACAGCCACATGAATCAAGCATGCGCAAAGAACGAAAACTTCTCTGAAGGCGTTAAGAATATCTTCGCTGACTTTGACGAAACGATGACAACGATCATCTATAAGTACAGTCAGTTTACTGCCTAAAGGACTGCTATGGAACTGATTACTACAGATGACATGGTCGAGTACATCAAGAGCCGCATGGGTTATCCTGTGACGGAAATTGAGATGGTCGTAGAAGAACGTGGCGGCCTTGGCCATATCCATCTGGCCATCAAGGATACGCTTGACTGGTTCTACCGCATCAACATGGACGAGGCGTCCTACAAGGATATCATGAAGATTCCTCTTCGTGCTGGCATTATCCAGTACCGTGTTCCGGATAACATCATGGAAGTGATCGACGTACAGCCGTCTTATGGCAACACGTTCTCCCCGATGATGGCATGGGACGTAGGCCCCGGTGAATCGCTCATGGGTGTTGGCGGCGCTGGTCTGGGTGGTCTCGGTCAGTTTGACTTGGTCACTTATGCGGGTGCTATTCGCTACTTAAATGACGTGAAGAAGCTTGTCGGTACTCAGTACAGTATCAAGCTGCATCCAGTAGACCATATACTCAGAGTCTATCCTACTCCGAAGTCTGACCGTATTGCCATCGCTACCGTGTACGTGAAGGCTAAGAAGTACGAAGTTTTTGCAAACCCGCTATTTCGTGACATGGTAGTTGCTCGTGCAGAAATGCAGCTTGGTAAAATCCTCAAGAAGGACGATATTACGCTTCCGGGTGGCGCTAAGGTTAACGGACAGGCGGTTTACTCCGATGCCAAGGAAGATTGGAAGGCGTTAATGGATGAACTGAAGGCTCAGTCAGCCCAGCCATTCATGATGACCGACTTGACGGCTTGACAGATTTCACTGGTCTTTACTATATTGTTCCCGTCTATCAAGGCGGGAATTTTTATGTTAGCAAAATTCAGTAAATTTTTGATGAAGGCTCAGTATGCCGTATATGTTGGTATTGTGGCTGTCATCATCCGCAATATTGTCAAGAAAGTTCGCACGGACATGGATCAGGTAAAATAATGCTAGACAAGATCGTTAATAATTTTGGCTTGATGTCCGACAACGAAATGCGTCGCCTCGCAACAATTGGATTTTTTGGTGACAATGCTTCCAAGAATAAGAAGAATTCTGATGATAAGGATTCGCTCGATACATTCAAGGAATTGACTCGCACCATTGACGAAATCATTGCCTCGTTGCCGAATATCACAATTCCGTCGACTATTGTCGGAAAGACTCGTTATGAAGGTTTCAAGGAAGTAGTCAACCTTTACAAGAAGCAGAATCTGTCTAAGTTCTTGCTTTTGTCTTGTACTATGGCAAACCTTATTGCTCGCCATAGCGGCGCAAAGGAAGTATCCCAGGTTGCTGGATTCTTGCAGAACTGCCTCGCCCTTTATTCTATCGGCGACAACCTTTGCTCTCATATCTCGTTCAACTGGGATTACGTTGATACGATGTACATCATCGTAAACAACGAGCTTGAAGGTGGCTTGAATATTTCTATGCAGAAGTATCGTGAAATCAACACGAAGTGCGCCAAGCAGAACTATGACTCGCTTAACTTGACGAACTCAAGTGCATTCGTGTTGGTCAACATGGCTGCCGAGCACAAGGAAACCAAATGGTTCTCTTCTGAAGACCAGAAGGAACACACGATCAAGATGCTCCGAACCAATGT